GGGAGACCCCCCTGCGCTTGAATAGGTGCTCTTTGCGCCCCTTACTCCCTTGTCTTGGTACTCACCATACTCATCCATTGAGAACGTCAGGGAGAACTTGTTATTTGAATAGTAGATATTATACTTTAGAGACTTGTACAAATTGCCTGAGGCGTTTTGTTTCTTTCGCGATAGATTGCTCTTCGCCTGTTGAATGACAAATTTGCCAAACTTAACAAGCACCGAAGCAAGCAAATCCTCCCGTGCCATTTTAGCAGATGCTTATCTCGGTGTTTGCAAGCAGCACATCAAAGGTTGCAGTCCATCCTGCAAGCAGGTTCTCAAACCTCTCACTAAAGGGAACGCAAGAGGCAGTACCATCTAACTGATAAAGGTCGGTGTACAGAGTACCCCTGCGCAGTTCTGTCACCACATCGTTAATTACTGCGAGCTGCGTGTTCAAGATATTCTGCTCATTGCTCACCCCATAGAACGGCTCTGCCTGCAAGCGAGGATTCTCTTTGGTCTCATCTACTAAATCCATACAAACAATGCTCACGTTCATACGGACTATCTGTCCCTCGAATGTTGCTTGGTTGATGATGATGTGCGACAAAGGGAAGATGGTCTGCTTGTTTAGGTCTATGTCAAAAATATCCCCTGTCGTTACCACGCTGACTTGGCTATTGGCTTCAAGGGTGTCTTTTAGCTTGGTGGTGATGTCGTAAAACTGCCTCATTTCTTTAGTTTTTCTAATTGCTTTCGTTCAATGTCATTTCGCTCTTTGTCAAACGTGAGAAGGGTGAGGCATTGGTGAACGCCCAATCTTCCCACATCCTCAAACTTTGTGACATCTCCTTTAGCAAGGTGGTAGAATGAGGAGTACCATCCCCACTTCCTTCCGAACTGTGATTCTGTCGAGTACTCATTTTCTGCTTCTCCAAAGAGTTCATTGTAGCGGTCAACAAGTCGTTTCCTAAACGATAAAAAAAAAGCGTTGCGCCTAATACAACATCCATAGGAGCCTGCTTCATTAAGTCGCTATACTTCTCTGCCGATTCGTATGGCTCAATGTCGTATCGCTTGCCTGAGCGTTGTATGATGGGTCGGTACAACACCGCCATCGTATTGTGCAGGTTCAGCGTGTCTGCCATATAATTGTCAAGGTCAACGTACTCACCGAAGCTAATGTCCTCAATGCTTGGAATGAATCCAAATGTCTGCCCACCAAGATTGAACTCCTGCTTGAGGGATGGCTTGGTGCCAAACATACCATTGAGTCGGTTGACTACCCCTGCAAGGCTTTTGAACTTTACGTTGGGCAACTTGGCAAGGGGCACTCCGCAGAATATCTCAAGCATCTTGTGGCTCAGGAACTCCTCATCGCCATCCAAGCGCACGAAGCGTTGGTATTGGTCAAGCGTTATCTCCGACAGGGAGGTGGGTACAATTACCTTTAGTTCCATTATTAAAATAACCTTTTAGTTTTAGCGTATGGCATACCTGCCAAAGTTAGGTCTGCTCAACTTGTTATACGTTGCGTACCGCAGCGCATCTATGGCGTGGTTGAATGCATCAATCGGTTTGTTGAGCAGGTTGCCGTTCTTGTCCTCTACCCATTTGTAGTTCTGAAGCTCTTTGATTAGGTTGCTGCTTCGTGGTGTAACAAATAGCTTGTGCCGCTTGAGTACGTCAATGCCCACTATGACGCTATCTGCGCCCTTCTGCGTGGGTTTCACGTTCCATCCCATACGATGCAGCTCCTCAATAGATTTGGGTTCAGCAGAGTCAGCATATATCTCCGTACGTCTATCAAGGCCGAGCGAGGCAAGTACGTTGCTGATGTCGGGGTTGGTCATACCTGTGCGGTAGATAAGCTCATCCACATAAAGGTTGTCACCCGACTTATACACCGCCACAAGTGCGGTTGGGTCATTGGTGTAGCCAAAGTCCATCCCGTGACATAGGAGCGTGGCATCACTTGGTATATCTGCCTGCCCGTATTGGAAGATGGTGGCTCTGCTCATACCACGTTCTCCTAATCCGTAGATTCTCCAATAGTCGCTATCGGTATCCCTTAACCGTTCTATTTCATTTCGGATGCTGCTATCAAGAAACGGGTTGTCAAGGTAAGTGGTCTGATGGAACTCGCAGTCATCACGGGTTACCACCTTATCATAAATCCAATGAAACGCATCTGAAGGGTTGTAGTCAAGGATTGCCCTGCCTTCGGTACGCAGGATAAGCTGCTGCCAATCCTCGTAGGTCAGCTCGTTGGCCTCGTTGATGTAGAGCAAGTCCCTCTTGCGGCCTCGTATCTTTTGCGGTTGGTCAAGGCTGATAAACTCCACAAGGTTGCCATTCAGATAATACTCGTGGCTTGACCTGTTGTGGTAGCTTTCACTGTACAGGTCGTGGTTGCGCAGTATCTCAAAGAAGTCACGCATCACCGAAGCCCGAAGCGAAGGGAACGTCTTGCGGCAGATGGTGATGGTCTTGTTTGTTTCTCGTGTGCTATAATAGAAAATCACCCATAGCAGGATGTTGTAAGTCTTTCCGCTACGAGTACCGCCCTGCTCAACGATTATCTTTTTGTCGCTGCGCTTTAGGTGGTTATAAACTTTATTGGTCTGAATCTTCGCCAAGCACCTCAATTTGGAATAGCTTGCCCGAAGATACGTCTACCTCTTGGCGTTCCACGTACCCACGCTTTTTGCCTTTGGTCTTTAGAAAGAAGATAGTAGCGGTGGAGTTGCCCTCCTTTATCTGCTTATGCAGTTGGCTCTCTGCAAAGTCAATCGCTACGTCTGATAGTTCATCGACTGCTGCTTTGTATTCTTTGTCCTCTTGCAGCCATCGGTAATGCGTTTGCCTTGCGATGTCAACGCTCTTGCAAGCGGAGGTCACAACCCCTAACGATTTCTCCAACGCTTCGAGCATTGCCTTTTTATGGATGTCACTACTTGTCATAAGGCTTGCCGTTTATTTTGATTTCAAGGGATGGGTCGAGCTTGTGCATTCGGTCTATTATGACTTGGCAATAATTAGGACTCATCTCAATAGAATAACAAGTTCTTTTTAATTGATGTGCAGCAATCATTGTTGTACCGCTGCCGCCAAAGGGCTCAAAAATTAAATGCTTCTGCTCCGTAAATGATTCAACAAGGATGCCATATAATTTAACGGGCTTGGGGCAGGAATGTAATTCACGAAGGCTAACTCCATTAACTTCCTCCTTTTCAACCATTAACTCAATAACATCATTTTTAAGATTTTTAGCAGGAGGATTTAAGATTAAAATAGGTTCCCAAGTTGAAGCACCGCCTACTCCATTACCTGCTGCTGCAAATTTCTTATACCATACCGCAACTTTTGTTTTGCCAAATCTTTCAATGTCTCTTGAGAGGTTCATCAATCCACTTGTCCAAACTTTACCACAATCGTGTAAAGCAAAAACATCCCAAACAAGTTGTGCATTTAATTCGCTTGAATCATCTTTATGTTTATCGTACTCATATCCAATTCCATAAGGAGGGTCTGTTAAGATAAGGTCTACTTTCCTGCCATCCATAAGCCTTGCGACTGCATCGCTATCGGTAGAGTCCCCACATAGCAGGCGGTGGTTGCCTATCTCTATTAAGTCCCCTAAGACTACGTCTGTCTTTATTTCGGATGGTGCTTCGTAGTCATCCTCCTCCGCTTCAAGCACAGGGGTATTGTCAAAGGGCAGTTCAAGACCCCAATCTTCTAATGCCTCTACATCCCATTGGTTAGCGAGTAAGTCCCAATCCCATTCTCCGAAGCCTACGTTGTCCTTAATGATAAACTCAGCCTTCTGCGCATCGGTCAGTTGGTCTGCTACGATGATGGGTACTTCCTTCAGTCCTGCGGCTACGCAAGCCTTAAGGCGCATATTCCCCCCAAGCACTACCATATTGCCATCTACTACGATTGGGCGCAGCTCAAGCATCTGTGGGAACTCCTGTATGGACTTTACAAGCTTCTTGAACTTGTCATCCTTTATGATTCTTGGGTTTGTTGGGTTTGGTATGATTGTACCGATTGCTGCTCTTTGCATAACTAAATAACTCTTTTTGATAGGTGGTGGTTGTGTGTTGCTTGAAGTCGCTCCTTAAATTCTTTAATATCGCCATAAGCAACATGGCAATTACGGCATAGTGCCATCAGGTTTTCTATGGTATCAGCAATTTTGCTTCCACCCATTCCGCGTGATTCTATGTGGTGGATGTCTACGGCTTGGCCTTGACATACCTCGCAGGGGATAAAGTCAGTTGTGGTGTAGCCCATCCCTTTTAGATAGACCTTTGTGTGGTTCTTCACCTTTGGTAAATCCAACAGTCATCTATGAACGTAGCTCGTGGCAGCAGTTCATCAACGGCTTGGATTACTCCCTTCCAATGTTCGTGGTAGTCATCTCCTGCAATGAAGCCTCCCTTCTTTACTTTGGGTAGCCAAAGCTTGATGTCCTCCTTTACCGCCTCATAGGTGTGGGTGAGGTCTATGAACACCACGTCTAACGATTCGTTGGCAAACTTCTTTGATGCTACTTTGGATGTTGCTTTGATTACATTGTATTTACGCTCTCCCATATTCTCTAAGAACAGGTCGTAGATGTCTACCTCCGTTGCGAACTTGTGGGTGGTGGTGAGTTCGTTTGGTGAACCCTTCCAAGAATCAATGATTGTGATGTTTTGGGATGTTGCTTTGTCGCATAGGTAGGCTGATGACTTACCGAGCCACGCCCCCAACTCTACGAACGTGCCGTCTTCGGGCATATTGGCAAGGAGGTAGTCGTATGCTGCTTGGTGGTTGAACCACCCGTCTATGTCTTTTGAAGCTTTCATCGTAAGGCGTTATAATAGCAAAGGTACTGCTCTACGCAGATAAGTGTTCCTTGTTCGGATGCTGCTTGAGCAAAGGTGCCGTCTGCCTCGTAGGTCATTTCAAAGCGTAGGGTGGGCAAGT